CATGAAGCGCGGAGATAAACATCAAAGTGCTAATGAGACTAAGACGGCATCTCTTGGTCGACGTGCTCCGCCCTCCAACCCTGGAAAGGGTCATCGGGAGGAGAGACCGGCCACTGGCTGCCCTTGGGTTGGGCGTCACAGTGGTTTGCTCGCGCGAAAGGCCACGCGTGCGGTCGCAACCAACTTGGATAAGTTAGGATCTATGGATCTAATTTCTTGTCTGAGTTCAGTGGTCCCTGCCAGCGTTCTACGGAATAAGCTGGCCAACATGTCCAAAAGTGATCGGGTCTGGGGAAATGCTCTCATGAGGGCAGCCATCTTGGTGCACCCAAAATCACTTCCACGTTTATTGGAGAGGGGCGGATCCTGTATTATGGATGACACCGCCATTCGGAGCTTGGTAACAATGGTACTAAGGTTCCCTCGGGATCCTAAGGAAATTGCTAATGCCTGGAGACGGGCAGCTTTGCACCCTTTGGAGGTAGATGAGCCCATCCCATTTCGCGGTACCCTGGCGTTGAGGCAATTTGGGTCAGTAAAACGTCGGGTGGCCCTGTTCCAACTTTCACGGGTTGGGCGGGCGGGACCCTATCCATCGGGGGAGAAGGTTCTGACTGCACTCCGACAGCATCGCGCGGACATGACTGTAAAGGTCACTATCCCACGTAGGGAGAGGTTCGCAATGGAACGCTTTGCTTCAAGGTGGGCGCACTCGAAAGAGTTGCCACCACTGTCGGCATCCTATGGCACAAGCGGGGGAACGACGACATCCCGAGCTAAGGGTGGTTGGAGGATGGGGGTGCGGCAGGCCGTGATGGCCTTGTGCGCGCGAAACTTTACATTAGACGAGCTCTTAAGTCTCAGTGATCTAGTCAGCGAGTTTACCTTTCCGTTTGTACCTTTTCGGAGGGAGGATTGGAACGATTCCCTGGCAATGGATCAGGAAAAGGGGCCGAGAACCATGAGCGGGGGAGCTGCATTGTTCGCTTGGAGGAAACAATACAGTGAAACCCTGGGTTATGCGCAAGCAGACTTCTTAAACTACCAACGTGGTCATTTGCTGGCTATTGCCGCTTGTGTTGAGTCTGTCATCCTGACCCTAGTGGATCGGCCAGAGCACCCGGACGTGGTCGGCTGTGTCAGCATACTGGAGAAATCCGAGAAAGTTCGACTAGTAACGCCCAACAAAGATGTTGTGGCTTTCGTCGGATCTTTGTTTAACAGCTGGCTATTGGGACTGCTTAAGCAGGACCCGCGGACAAACCCGTTCGAGGAACCGAAAGAACTGGCCCCAGCGGGGGTCACCATTCCAGTAGGTTTCGTTATTCGTTCGGTAGATCTGGTTCGGGCAAGCGACAAGATTAGTGGCCAAGACCATAAGGGTATCCTTCGAGGTATTCTTAGGGGACTGGGTATACCACTGTCAAGTACGTTTGGACGCACACTTCTCTTCTACAGCAGAGCTGTGGTGGTTCGGGGCAAGTACCCTGACGGGGAGGTGTTTGAGTTTCCTACACAGGGGCAACCAGCAATGGGTCGTGGACCTACCTGGCCCGTCTTAAGCATCTATACCTTATGGTGTGTGATCGCTGCAGAGGCGGAATGTTCCCGAGTCGTAGGGGATGATGCTTTGTTTGCATCGTCGGGGCAAGGCTCTAGCTCTTTTGATGAGAGGCTTTCGATTCATGGCGGAGAGGTTAACTACCTCAAGGATGTCACCTCGGAAATCGGAGGCACGCTTGTCGAGCGACTGGCTCTTCTTACCCCAGAAAGAAAGATCGAATGGCACAATACCATCTCGGTTGCGGTGTTGGACGGAAACCCTAAAGTGGAGCGTGCTGGTGAACACATGCTCCCCCGATGGATGACTGGACCAGCCATACCGTGGGGACCGGGTGTGGAATATATTTGTGAGAAGACTTTCCCTGTGGAATTCGCAAAATTTCGCAGAGCTGGGATAGATCCTTTCATCCCACGCGAGTTTGGAGGACCAGGCTTTCCGTGTTCCAAGGAAAGGCAGAGCGAGGCTCTGGCGACTCTTAGGCCCCAATGGGTTAGAGCGCTGAGAATAGCGATGTCTCAGGGACAGGAGGGTGTTGGCATACTCCTTAAGTTGCAAGGCCCATGGAAGACCAAGGCTACGGCACTGGTAACGGGCGACAGTACGCGTTTGGAGCTACTGTTACGCGCAATTCGCGATGAGCAGAATGCATGGGGTAATCTCCCAGACTGGAGCAGGATGGCTACCACTGGACTGACGTTGGAAGAATTCGCTCGGCAAGCCGAGGCCGTTCTCGTGAACGGTAGAGC